TTGGTCTTCAGGAAGCCTTGAAGGGCCGGGTTGAAGTCTGCAAGGGCAGATGCAAGACGCATCATATCGTCCCCCTGATCGACAACCTCAGGCCGCGTGTAGCTGTCCACAGGGGAGGCTACAGGTTGGAATGCAGGAGCGCGGAGCTGGGTGGCATCAGGGGCAGACACCCGGCCCTTGAGGGCTACACGTTCTTTGGCACCCGCTCCGATTGGGTAGAGGCCGGGAATCTTATTCATTTGTCATCCTTGTACGTCGAGTAAGCGTCAAGGCCTGCACCACCGATGCGAAGAGCAGTCGGGAGGAAGGAGGGCTTGGGCGCTCGGTTAATGGATCGAATACGGTCAGTTGCTTGGCTCTTGAGGCCACGCAGGTTCAGAGCCACTTGGTTCTTGTTTGCATCATACTGGCGATCAACACCCGCGTTCACAGACCCGAGACGACCCATGTACTCAGCGAGGAGGGCGCGGGTGGAAACGCCACCGACACCAGCTTCACCAGCGGTCATTCGAGCTGTCTCGATAGCGGAGCGAACCTCGCGGGAAGCATCCGTCTTCTCTTCAGTTGCAGCCTCACGCTCCTGTTGGAGACGGAGGTTCATCTGTACGCCTTGTTCGATCTGGGACTTTACAGCCGCATCAGCATTCTCTCCGTAGGCCTTGTTCTGGGCATCTGCCTGTTGAGACGCAGCGGAGTATTCCGACAGGGCCGAAGCCCCGTTGATGGCAAACGAAGAGATGGCCATGGTAATGGGATCACACATGCTCAATCCTCGCAAAGGTGTAGAAGGGGAGACGGTCAGCGCCTGCCCCTTTGGTGATGTTCAAGAAGGAGAAACCCAGCCACTTCAGCCACTCGATATGAGCGGTGTTTCGTGCATCAACTGAGTTGGTCAGTAGGGGGTAGTGTTGGTGGAACTTCCTCACCCACACCTTCGAATGCCTGATGAAGGCGATCCGATGGGAGGTGAATGGAAGCTCACTTGCAAGCATCCACACATGGCCCTCTAAGGGGTCCAGAGAGGGTGTCACCCCCATGATCAGCTGAGGGAGAGTATCGATCTCAACCGTGAAGCACGGCCTTGAGACAAGAACCCCTAAAGCAAGGCTCTCTTCAACACTCTCCCTCCCAGCGGCCAACACCTCAGCCTTGTCCTCAGCACGAAGCCGAGGAGCTAAGGAGATGGCATCAGATACCCGAGAGGGCCTGATCACATAGGTCATATGCGCTTCCTGATCTTGGTTGAGTAATGACCCTCCCAAGTTGCTGAGAGGATGGTGGACGGGAGGGGACTGTCGTTGATGATGGTGATCGAGGCCTCAGTATTTCTGAGGTAGATCGGGACACGGAACGTACCTGTCTCTACCCTAAGCCTGTTCAGCCGAAGGTTCTGACTACCAATCGTCTTGGCGGTCATTTGGTATTCGTTAGTGTCTCGACCCACAGCATCAATCTCAACCCTGAAGTAACCAGACCCAGCGTAATCGAGGGCAAGGTTTCTCAGCTGAAGACGCCCCTCAGTGGTGGCGATCAAGTCCCCTGCCCCGCTGTCCTGACGAAGCAAGATGGGGGAGAACTTGTACTCCATTGTGTACGTCCGACCGATCCAGAACTTGGTGAGGTTACCCACCACGGTCAGTATCTGTCGGCCCCCACGGGTGGAGGCAGTGTACTCAACCTGCTCCCCTTCTTGGTACTGGAGGAGCTGCCTTCGACCTGCCTCATAGACAGCGAACTCAGGGTTCCCCTCCTGTGCCAGAAGTATGGTATCTTCTAGCACCGGGTACGGCACCGTGATGTCGGTGATGTTCAGGGCAGCGTTGTACTCCAACTCAATCTCACCTGTAGCCTGTGTGGCTTGGCGGTCGAGGTGGATCATGAACGGAAGGCCAGAGGAGGTAGCTCCCGGCGCAAGGTCCATACTCTCCATCACAACCTTCCCACCCCTACGGAGGGTCATCCAGAGGACACTCTCAATGAAACTGATCGAGAGGATTTCAGAGTCAGTCGGGAAGTCCCACCGGGACCAAGACGACATCATCTTCTCAGGACCGTTCCAGAAGTAACCGTAGACGTAGAGGCTGTTCTTACGGTTCTTGCTCAAGGCGACGAGCATGTTCTCAGGCTGACAGACAACCAGTTGGTTGACGTTTGCTGGGATGAACCGAGGGACATGAGCGGTCACATCGTTGGCGTCTTTGACCGAGGACTCAGAGTCAACGTAGTACTCATGAACCGCCGTGAAGGAACCCCGAGAGTTGGTGAAGTAGAGGTTCGAACCTACCCCCACAGGGCGACAGGTAGGGTCAATCACAAACTCAGTGGTCTGGTTGAAGGCCACCGTCTTGGGGGTCAGAAGGTCCACCGGAGCGATCTGGAACTGCACCTCGCTGGCGAGAAGCAGCAACGTCCCGTTGTAAGACAGGGCATGGTTGATGTCTGAGACCTTGTAGTGGGAGATCGAGACATCAATCGGATCAGTGTCCAACAGCTCCGTGGCGCTGGCCTTGAAGAGGTTGAAGTAATCCCCATAACGGGACATCACCACATTCTCTTGAGAGACCATACCGAGGCGATCACGGTAGAAGAACACGTCCCGTACACGCTTCCCTACAAGGGATGGAAGGGGGTTCGACTTGCTGTTGCCAGCTTTGCGAGGCTCCCACGGGAGGGCTTCAAACGAGAATGATCCGTCCGCCTGACGCACCAGTGCATGGGGCATCGTGGAGGGGTCAAGCTTGTACAGCTCTTCGTCAGCGATGTCCTCGACCCAGACGCCACCTGTCTTGTCACCTTCGTAACGCACATAGTAGTCGTCGAACTCGGTCGCCCCATCCCCCATCACCTTCACTCGGTACCCATTGAAGCAGAACTGAGGAAGTTCAGAGAAGCTTTGGACACGGTCTTTGAAGGTCTTCAGGATGGTGTCCCCTTGGCTATCGGTAGCCGACAGGACGAAGTCAGGGTACTGCGTGGTGTCCCCATCAGTGATACCAACCGACCATACCCGAATGAGAGAACCATTGCGGGTGAAGAGGAACTTCCCGATGAAGGAAGGGTTCAATCGAAGGAGGTCAAAGAGGCCTTTAGCGATCCGATCAGTGGTGGCATTGACCTGCGTGATGTGCTGCGGAAGCTCACGCGGAGGGGCTGCTTGGTAGGTAGCAGGGATCGTTGCATCCGTGGTGCCATCTTCATTCAACCACCGTTTACCAGCGGTCCACTCTGCCTCGGTGGCCGAGCGAGATGCAGTCTTGAAGCTGACTGTGGTGCCATTAATGGTGATTGAATAGGTGGAACCGAATGCCCCCTGCTTCACCCAGATCAATGCAGCTGGGCGGTACTTCCCGATCTCATCAGGAAGGGTCTGCACCTTCTTTGTACGGTTCAGGATGAAGGTATAGTCAGCCACGGTAATGGCGCGAAGGTCTTCCGCTGGCTCACCGCAAGAGAGGTATGCCTTGGCCCCTTCTTTGAACGTGATAGGAACCTGCGCTCCGTTCCTCAAATTCCGAGCCACGATGGCATCGTCGGAGATCAGTACCTGATACCGCTCGGTCGTATCACGGTTGATCGTATGGGTCAGAAAGCTGCCCATCGAAGCTGCACCGGACCAAGCAACGAACTGGTACTTCGTCCCCGGTCGCTTACGGAGACCCTCATTGACCGAAGAGTGGGCATTGATTTGCACTTCCGCTTGGGAAGGGAGCCGCAAGAGGAACGGCTGTTGGGAGACCCCATTCAAAAGGTTCGGGATCGTGGACGAAATCAGGCTCATAGTGGTTCCTTATCGGTCGAGGATGCTCACCATGGTCTGGCTTCCGGTGAAGATGTTCAGGTCAGCCACTTCCATGTCGTCAGTGCGAAGAGCGGTGAACGCATCCATCTCATCTTTGGCTGTGTAGGCAGGGGATTGCGAACCAACAGTCCGGTCTTGGAACTGGCGGGCCGCTCGAATGTTCACCAAGTTTCTCCCACCTTCCGGCATCTCATCGAAGTCCAGCATGAGGACCAGATCGACGGTGACAGACTCATCAAAGACGAAGGTATGATTTACCCTGTCATAGAGGCGGTTGCCCCGCTGGATCAGATCGAAGGACTTGAAAGCCCCCGAGGTGTCCACCTTCAAGGTGTTCAGGGGGATGTAGAGGAACCCATTGGTATCGGGCAGGATGGGGAAGCTCTTCTCGGTATTCCAATGCCATCCTACAAGCTGCACCTCACGGGCAGCGTTGGTGAGGATTTTGTAGGCAAGCTGTGCGTCCCCTACCCCAGAGGTCTGGAGACTATTGATGGGGGCTTCACCGATCACCGAGAGCATTTCATTGACAGCATCAAGCTCTGTTTTCGGGGTCAGGTTCATTGTGTCCTCAGGGATGAAAAAAAGGGGGCCACCCTTCAATTAAGAAGAGCAGCCCCCTATGGGTTAGTCTGGTCCGATTACACAGCAGCGTTACGGATTTCGACAGCACCCTGCGGGCGCGTGACGCCGTGGCCCATCGCGTACTTAGCGACCATCAGGTGACCCTGACGGCGGATGTCGTACTGGGCTTCCATTGCCATATCCATCAGCTTGACGGTGGCAAGAGCGTCCGGTGCCAGAACCAGAGCAGTCGTGTTGGCGAAGTTGCCGCGGTACTTGTTGCCCGTACCAGCGCGAACATCGGTAACCGCCGACAGGTCGGTGCTGGGCAGGTTGTTCGACTTGATGATGTTGATACCAGCAATGCTGAGGATGTTGCCATCAGCATACGAACCCTTACCACCGAAGTCCGAGTTGATGTTCTTCACGGCCTTGATCAGGTTGTAGTACTGAGCAGGACGGACGAGAGCAACACGACCATCTTCCGGTACATCCTTCTCGTCCAGCTTCTGAGCTGCGATGAAGATAGCTTCAGCCAGATGTTCACCGTTGGTGGCGAAGTTAGCCGAGGCAGGAGCAAGCGGATCGTTGGTCAGGATGACCGAGCCACCCGGTTCGCCAGTGACGACGTTGGTAGAACGAGCAGCCAGCACACCGATCTGCATCAGGTGACGGTCAAGGGTGGCAGCAAGGTCGCGGCCCATCTGAAGCGAGAACGGGGAACGC